CGACGTTCCAGCGTGGCGACATGCTCACCCTGGTGCCGGTGCAGGTGCCCTACGCGACCGCGGTGAATCGCCGGGTCGCCACCGCTGGCCGGCTGAACACGCACACCTCGTCCATCGCGCGCAAGGGCAAGAACAAGGGCCGGCCGGCGAAGTCGTCGCAGAACCTCGGCTTCCTGGCCGCGACCACGCGTGCCCTGCGCCGGCGCGCGGAGTTCAAGCAGTTCAGCGTGGTCGCCGACTTCACCAGGGCCTATGCGGTGCCGGGCGAGGTCAAGACGCACGGCACCGGCGTGATCACGATCCGTCCGCGCTTCCGCGGCGGCAGGGGATGAGCCATGGCTGACACCATCGAGCGCCTGTACAAGTTGACGGTCGACGGCACGCAGGCCGCGCGCCAGCTCACCGAGGTCGCGCGTGCCACCGACAACCTCGACAAGCGCATGGCCTCGGCGGTCGACGGCGTGATGAAGTTCGGCAAGCAGCTCGCGGCCGCCTTCGCGGTCGGCACGCTCGTCAACGGCATCCAGCGAAACATCGACGCCATGGACGACCTGTCCAAGGCCGTCGCCAAGGTCGGTATCGGCGCGGAGGATCTGCAGCGCCTGCGCTATGCCGCCGACCTGTCCGGCGTGTCGGCCGAGCAGCTCGACAAGGCGGTCGGAAAACTCGCCATCGGCATGGGCGACCTGGCCAAAGGCACCAGCGACACGGCCGTCGCGCTGCGGTCGCTGGGCGCGAAGTCCGGCGAGGGTCCGGTCGAGACGCTGAAGCGCATCAGCGACCAGTTCCAGAAGATGCCGGACGGCATCGAGAAGACGTCGCTGGCGATCCAGTTGTTCGGCAAGACCGTGGGCCCGGACATGATCCCGCTGCTGAACGCCGGCGGCGACGCGCTGCAGGATCTGGCGAACGAAGCGGACAAGTTCGGCGGCGTGCTTTCCGGTGGCACGCTGCAGGCGGCCGAGGCCTTCAACGACAACCTGTCGCGCCTGCAGCGCACGGCCTCGGGCATCGGCGCGCAGCTCAGTGCCGGCCTGCTACCCATGCTGGTCGCCATTACCGACGACCTCACCGGCGCCACCAAGGCCGGCGATGGCTTCGTCAGCACCGGGCAGAAGATCGGCGATGTCCTGCTGGACGTCTACGGCATCGGGCTCAAGGCTGCGGCCACGCTGGAGGCCTTCGGCCTGGTGCTGGCCGGCCTCGCTGCCGCAGCGACCAATCCGATGCAAGCCAAGACCATCCTCGGGATGATGGTCGACGACGTCAATGCGCTGGGCGACAAGACGAACGAGCGCCTGCAGAAGCTGGCCGAGAACATCAAGAAGGTGCAGGAGTCCACCAAGGGCTCCGGCGAGCGCAACGCCATCAGCAACGCCTTCAACGTCACCAAGATCGACAGCGCCGCCGACGCCGCGGAAAAGCTGGCGAAGGCCAACGAGAAGATGTGGAAGGAAGTCCTCGCTGCGGCCAAGGCGCAGGAGACCCTGGACGCGGTGCTGTCGAACATCCCTGTCTCGCTCTCCGCTGCAGAACAGCAGATCCTGGCCTACGACCGTGCGACCATCGCGCTGACGCAGACGATGGAGGCGCAGTTCGCCGAAGGCCAGGCGCAGCAGATGCAGCTGCAGATCCTGACCGAGTGGTTCGAGAACGGCACCGCGGCGCAGAAGGAATACGCGAGGGCGCAGCTCGCGGCCACCGCCAGCGGGGTCGCCAGCACCGAGACGATGAAGAAGCAGCGGGACGAGATGGACGTCCTGGCCGAAGGCGCCGATGCATTCTTCGACAACCTCGGCAAGGGCGCGGCCGACTTCGAGGACGTCTTCGAGCGCGCGGTGCAAAGCATCATCGCCCAGCTCCTGAAGCTGTGGGCCAAGAAGTACATCGTCGACGCCATCGCCGGCGCCTTCGGCTTCGCGCCTGCGGCGGCGGCCGCGCCCGCAGCAGGCCCACAGGCCGTCGCCACTTCTCAGCCGGCGCCGACCACCGCCCTGCTAATGCAGCCGATGGCGCTGGTCGCCGACACGAGCGCGTCCATGTCGCCGCTGCGCTTCGGGACTGCCAGTGCTGGCATGCAGTCCGATCAGCAGTCGCAGATGAAGGTCACCGTGAACAACTACAGCAGCAATCAGGTGACGACGCGCCAGCGTGCCCCGAACGATATCGAGATCATCGTCAGCGAGGTCAAGGCCTCGATGGCCGCCGACTTCCTGCGCGGTGGCAACGACGTCTCGCACGCGGCCGAGCGCGCCTGGGGCCTGAGTCGCGGCACCGCGGCGGCCTTCTGAGGTGAAGCCATGGCGACGACTGCCCTGCTCACCGCCCGCGCCTCCGCCCCTGTCGGCGAGTCGATCATCGAGACGCTGGAGCTGCGGCACTCGCTGTGGCCGGCGCCCTACTACCTCACGACCTGGCCGCAGGCCTTCGACGCCCAGCTCGAGGACGGCGCCCTGGCGACCTTCAAGACCTTCCCGTTCGCGGTGTCCCTGCCGACCGTCGACGGCGCCGGCCAGCAGGACATGCAGATCACGATCACGAACGCGGATCAGGAGATCGCCGACGCGGTGCGCCTGGCACATCAAGACCCGAGCGAAAACATCGAGGCGATCTACCGCGAGTTCCTCGGCTCCGACCTCGGCGCTCCGCAGTCCGCGCCGGTGCGCCTGGTGTTCGACGCGATCCAGATCACCGAGGAAGCGGTCAGCGGCATCGCCGGGCGCAGCGACGTCCTGAACCGGCGCTTCCCTGGCGTCTGGTACGACGTCCAGCATTTTCCGGGGCTCGACCGATGAGCGGCCTGGACGTCAACGACCTGATCGGCAAGCCATGGCGCCTGGGTGGCCGCGGGCCTGACGCCTTCGACTGCTGGGGCGTCGTGCGCGAGGTGCTGCAGCGCATGCTGCCGGGCCTGCCGCTGCCGGACTGGGCCAGCGACACGATGACCCGCGAGCGCCAGCGCGAGATCATGGCCGGCGCCTTCCCGGTTCACTGCACGCGCACCGACGAGCTGGTCGACGGTGTGCTGCTCCTGAGTCGCCGCGCCGGGCACATCGCCATCGTGGTCGACCGCTGGGCGCTGAGCGCGCGTCGCTTCACCGGCGTGGTCGCTGTTCGCGCGGACCTCTATGCGGCGCAGTTCTGCGATACGGAGGCCTACAAATGGCGCGCCTGATCGCCCTCTACAACCCGCTCGACACGACGCGTCGCCGCACGCACGAGGTGCCGGCCGGCGTCGACCTGGGCGCATGGCTGGACGAGCACGAGCCGCTGCGGGACTCGACGACGCGCGAGATCTACCTGGATGGCGAGGCGCTGGACCCGGCCGGCTACATCACGACCGGCACCGAGGAACTGCTGCTGATCGTGCGGCCTGGCATCGGTTGGGCACAGCTCGGCTACATGATCATCCAGGCCCTGGTCGCCATCGCCATCGGCTTGGTGCTGAACAAGCTGTTCGGCCCCGGCAAGCCCAAGGCCGGCAACACGCCATCGCCATCCCAGGTCTATGGCATCGCTCCAACGCGCAACGCCGCGCGTCTGGGCGAGCCGATCCCGGTCGCCTTCGGCAGCTTGATCCTCGTGCCCGACTATGCGAGCCAGCCCTACACCACGTTCCAGAACAACAACCAGTTTTTCAGCGCCATCCTCTGCCTGGGCCAGGGCCATCACCTCGTGCAGGAGATGCTGATGGGCGACTCGTCGGCCGCCAGCCTGCCGGCCGACGTCGCCAGCTTCACGGTCTTCAATCCTCAAGACCACCTGTCGACCTACGGCGTGATCCAGGCGGCCACCGGCGTGCACGAGAACGTGGCCAGCAGCGCAGACGTCAGCGATCAGGAACTGCTCGCGCCGAACGACAGCGCGAGCTACACGCCGTCGACTTGGTTCTGGCAGGCGACCTCCGAAACGAACGAGCCGACGTTCCCGGCCGACGCGCTGGACTTCACTTACTACACCGAAGAACAGATGCTTGCCGGGCTCCCACCGAGCCCCGCGATTGGCACGATGGCCAAGGCGGTGACCTACAGCTGGGTGGTCGGCGAAGGGGGCGAGACTCGATACAACGTCGTGGTATGGCGGGCCTCGGTTTATGACCCGGCAATCCCGCTGCCGTCTGGTTCCCTGGTGCCAGCGCCCAGCAGCCCCGACGCCGGCCTGCCACGCTGGATCGGCCCCTTCGAAACCTGCAAGCCGGGCCAGCACGGCACGCGCATCGAGCTGGACTTCGTGTTTGCCGGCGGCCTCTATACGATGGACGGCGGCGGGAACCTGAACGGTCGCAGCATCAGCGTCACCGTCGAGTACACGCCGATCAACGACGACGGCAACGCGACCGGTGCCGCCCTGACTCGCGTCGAGACCTTCTCCGCTGGCAGCAACACCCCGCAGCGGTTCTCGCGCCCGTTTGATGTTCCCTCTGCGCGCTATCGCGTGCGGGTCAAGCGAGACACCACCAGCGACGGCAAGGCGAACACCAGCGACAGCGTGCGCTGGACCGGGTTGAAGTTCTTCCTCGACACGCCGGCCGCCGGCGCCGCGGTCTACGGCAACGTCACGCTGGTCGTCGTCAAGCTCAAGGCCACGAACGGCGTTGCCTCCGATGCGGCCAGCGCAATCCGCTTTCGGGTCACGCGCATGCTGGCGCCGCTGGGTGTTGGCGCCCTGGTCCCGACGAGCAATCCGGCCGACGCCTTCGTCGATATCTTGACCGCGGCCTATGGCGGCAACCGCCCGCGCAATGACGACGAGCTCGACCTTCCGCTGCTGGCCGAGCTGCGCGCGAAGTGGGCCTATCACAACGGCTTTAACGCGGTGTTCGACCAGCCCAGCACCGTGTGGGAGGCGCTGGGCCTGTCGGTGCAGACGGTGGTCGCCGCGCCGCTGCCGGTCGGCTCTCGCATGTCCATCGTGGAGGATGCGCCGCAACCGCAGCGCATGCAGTTGTTCACCGACGCGAACACCGTAGCGGGTTCGCTGTCCATCACGCACCAATGGGACCGGGCCGGGACGCCGGCGGGCGTGCGCATCGAGTTCCGCGACCCGCGGACGTTCAGTCCCGACGCGGTCTTCGATCCGGTCGGCGCGCCGGACTACCAGACGATCAACCTGTTCGGCTGCACCTCGCGCGAGGTTGCACAGCAGCACGCCGACCTGACGCTGGACCGCCGGCGCCTGCAGCGCGTCAATGCCAGCCTGACGACCGAACTGGAGGGCCTGTCATGCCTTCCCGGCCAGCGGATCGGCATCCAGTCCAAGACCATGCGCTGGGGCGCCGCGGCCTGGGTCATCACGGTCAACGACCTGGCGCTGCATGTCTCCGAGCCGATGCCATGGCGGGACGGCGCGCTGCACACGATCAGCCTGCGCGACCCGACCGGCAAGCCCTTCTCCGTCGTCGGCGTCACGCGCGGCGACGAGGACAACATCATCGTGCTGCCAGGGGCGCCGCCCTTCGAGATCCGCGATCAGTTCTCCGATGGCGACCCGACGCAGCTGGCCTTCGGCGAGCAGGGCCTCGAGGTCACCGACTGGACGGTGCAGCGCATGCGCCCGCAGGGCCGGCGGGTCGTGATCGAGGCCATCAACTACGCGCCGGCCGTCTGGGCGCGGGCGCTGCCACATCAGCGCGAGGTCTAACCATGGTCATCTACCCGACCGCCTTCCCCTGCCCATCCCGCATCGAAGGGCACAGCCAGGCCATGTCCGCGGGCCTGGTGCGCACGCCGATGGAGGCCGGCAACGCACGCCAGCGCAGGACGAACCGCGTGCTGCCGACGCGCATCTCGCTGGTCTTCGTGATGACGCAGGACATGTACGCGACCTGGCTGACCTGGGTCAACGCGAACGCCTTTGACGACTGGGTGACGATGCGCCTGCCCGGTCTGCTGGCCGGTCGCCTGGGCACCGACACGGCGGAGATCTCCGTCAAGTTCATGAGCGACCCGCAGGCCGATCTGCTGCCGGTGCATCGGCTCTGGTACTGGCGCGTGCGGGTAGAGGCTGAGTACGTCCCGACGCCCGAACAGCTCACGCCGATCTTCACGGGCGACTGGATCGTCGCCGGTGTGCCGGCTTTCCCTGCACCTGACTGGATCGTGGCTGGCACGCCGCCCGATCCGTC